CTTGTATCATACGCACGTTTAATAGCATACTTGACACCAAGTCATCATGTTCACCACTTTTGGCTTTGAAACTAACACCTTGAGCAATGTATGATTTCAATTCGCTGATAAACGGCTTACTGGCTATTTTAAGTGTTCCACTTTCTATTAGATACTTTAATCTTGCAGCGGCCGCAATCTTGGTCTTGTGTGTGGTATTGAATCCTTTGCGGAACTTACGAACATGTCCTTTACGCATAGGTTCACTAACAAACAATCCTGGAAATTGATCCTCTCCTATATCTTTAATCACAACCAGTCCTGCTTCGCCAATGGTGTTGTTTTCAATACTCCAATATATGTCATTCATATTAGAATCACTTATAGATTCTTTGATATAATTTAACATGTCTTTTAGAATTCGTATTTGACCCTGTATAGGAGTTTCATTGTGACGCCATTCTGCCACTTGTTCAAAACTTGGTAATTCGATGATTTCAATAGCAGCGTAGTCACCGCCTGTGCCTAGACTAGGATCTAAACTAATCACGTAAACATTTCCAGATTTAGGTTTCTTAAACCAACGGGCTTGTCCCATATTCATTATGGGATTTGTTCCTGTCAGTTCAGCAAGACATATACTATTGATCAATGTTTCGTCAAAGATCAAAAATTCACAGTTGTATTCTCGACGAAAACGCTCTTCGCCTATACGTCCTTTTTCTTGTGCGGCCCATGCATCATCACGATCCGGATGTTCGTTCCAGTGACAGGTAAAAGGACTAAATCCATTGCTGCCTAATCCGTCAGCACGTTCGTTGCCAAAAGCATCGAACTTATTATTTGCTTCTTTCCAAATTCTACTGAATTCGTCTTCGTCGCTGTTGGGTGTTGATGTAATGATTGCACGACCGCCAGTGGCCAGTGTAGGGGATATAGAAGTCCAAAACTCTTCAGCAATGTTGGGTTCCACGAAGGCAAACTCGTCACAATACAATAACGATATCGACATGCCTCGACCAGTATTACCAGTTGTGGTAGTTGACACAATACGTGATCCGTTGTCAAATTCTATACTACCTTTGTTATAGTTAGTAACCCCACACCGTATGTGATCTGGGCACAGTTCGTAGGCATAACGAACACGTTGCATAATTTCTTGAGATCCTGTATATTTGTGTGCGGCAATCAGTATGGTTTGATCTGGACTAAACATTGCAAACCATAACAAATATGCACTGGCACAGGTAGTTTTGCCCATCTGTCTGGGCAACATATTAACAGTAAATCTATAATTGTGATAGGCGTCTAACAATCGTGTTTGAAAACCAAATGGTTCAAACAACATCTTGCCTTTAACTGGGTGTTGGATATAGAAAAAGTTTTCACAAAAATAATGATACCCTGTATCTGGATCAGCACATTTCAATAGTTCATTGACCTGCTGTTCTGTAAAGGTTTCTTTTTTGTGAGCACGTTTAACTAAAACGCCGTCTAGTGATTTTGATGACATAGTATATTTACAAATAACAAAGCGGGCACAAGCCCGCTTTGAATCATAATGGCAGTATTATCTATATGATTGATATTTGTTTAGCAGTTTACTTTTTACGCTCTCTGCCATGGGATTATCGCCAGGATATTCTTTTTTATACTGTTTGTGCGGTGCATTAAGACCACCGGCATTGTCATGTGTTAATGCACTGATGTCGCTGTAGTTTTCATCTGGTTCGTTGGCAAATGCTTCTTTGGGCTTGTCTGCGTCATCAAACCCGTCATTTCCCGGTAACATTGTAGGCTTACCCGAAAGACGCATAATTTGATCCAAAGAATCTTCGTCATCATCAGTACTCATCATGTCTGGATCCATAATGTTTCCTACCATGTCACCCGGAGTTGAAATATCCATATGTGGCATATCCGGCATATCACCGTCGGTATCTTCAATGTTTTTCAAAATGGCCATCAAGTCACGAATACCGCCTGCACCACTGCCGTTCATGCTGACGTTCATTGAAACTGTGTCTGGTTGAGGAGTAGGTGACGATCCCATAGGCGAACCACATGATTCTACTGTGTTGCTTTCAGTCACTGGACGATTGTCTAATTCTGCAATTTTTTTGTATAAGTCGCTGAAGTTCATTTTATTTTCCTTTAGGGCTAGGGATCTTGTTTTGAGTTGACCCCAAAGGACTTGCACTAGATTTTAGTTCGTCCGTGTTTTTTGTTGTTTCTGTAGGTGCTGTTTTTGCCAATAGTTGTTCGTTCGCACCTTTGACTTGTGTGTATTCGGCTGGATTTTTGCTTAATTCTTTTAAGAAATTAACCACACGTTTTTGACCAACTAACTCTTGGCCGCTGGTGTCAACTTCGTAATCTTTGTCTAATATACTTTCTTTGGTGGGTTCATTGTGTTGCAAGTTCAATGCAATTTCGGCCATTTCACCCGGAGTTCTCACACGTATTCTTGATGCACTGACTGATAACTTGTCAGCCAACAGTTCTGTTAACACCGCACTGGTTGCGGGATATGCTAAATCAACTTCGAACACATGTACTTCAGAATTTTGGTGTCCTGGAAAATCTAATGGATTAGATTGAATCGGTGTTGTTTTGCCTTTTGACAGTTTGTTTACAACATATTTGCTCATAGCACTTTTCATCTGTTTATCAACAGACTCAGGCAGTGCCCCGCATAGTTTTACAGTAAAAGGATAAGTCTTTTTACTTTCTGTAAGATGTTCTTGAAAAGATTTCATGGTAAATTCCTAGTACTATATTTATTTCATACTCTTTAGTTTTTCAATAAGACTATTGCGATCTGTAATAATCACGCCTTGCCCCTGAATAGTATTGTCTTCTTGCCCTGCTTTTTGATCAAGTTGTTGCTTCTTAAGTTGCAGTTCTATCATTTTTAGTTTTTTATCTAATTTTGCAGACTTAGCATCAATTGCATTTTTCAACATAGTACCAGCAACTTCAAAAATACGACCACTGTATCGTGCTTCTACATTCATACCTAAATCCATCAGATCATCATAGGCATCAGTAGCACGTTGCGCCAAATCATCCAATTCCTTGTCACCGATATCACCTAGACCTTTAACCACTGGCAATGCTGCTGATATCTTATCAAATTCGCTGATATCTCGCAACATAGCGGTAGATTCTACTGGCAGATTTTCTTTTTGTGTTTTCTTAACTTCTTTTTTATTTTCTGGGAGATTAAGAATTTCTTCAAGTTTTTTCATACTTTTACTTATCGTTTTCTAGTGCTATTGGCGAATAAGTCTGTTTCGTTCAGCACACGAAACTTTATACCTTGACTTTTACACCATGCTTGTGCAGCCTGCCACTTGGCTTGATTTTTCACGTACTGCATTTGATTATTCTTATTACGACCAACTTTTTCTAACAGTGTTTGATTGGCTGGTTTAACTTCTATCAACTCGGTTAGCATTCGACCATCCTTGTCAATGTATTGAATGAAAAAATCAGGGACGTACACAGTGTTGCGATTAGTTAGTGGATCTCTATAAGGAATTTGTATGGCTTCGCTGGCCCATTTTAAGATGTTGTCGTTGTTGTCACAAAATCTCATAAATGCCCATTCCCACGAACTGCGATATGTGGGACTTTTGTTACCAACATATTTGGCTGGTCGTGTTGGAACAAATTTACCTCGAGCAAATCTACTCATGGCCTTATATTTCTTGCTTCGAAATTTTGTTGTGTAAACGGTAGACTGTACCCTAATGCGCTGGTCGCCTGTCTATTGTTATTCAACACCTCAGCAACTACTCTGCTGAGTTGTACATCTGTTAACCCTTTTAGAGTGTCTATAACAGTAAAAGGTTTAACATTTTCAAATTTAGCCTGTGTTAAAATACTGATAGCAGTGGATCTTGCAGCATCGATTTCAAATCCACGTTTTGTAAAAAATCCAACTACTGCATCTATTTCGCTTGCAGCAAAAGATATTTGTGATAAAAAATAATTGTCAAAAAAAGTTTTTACAGCAGCACTACTGTCATTGACTACCGTAGTCGATCCTGGTAAACTACTCATGCTAAATTCCTTGGGGTTGCTTTGGTACTGGGTATGGTAGCAGCAGGTTGAGGTATTACAATTTTATTCAATCCTCCACTACGTTGTAGTTCAGTATCTACGCTGGCATTTCCGATAGTATTGGTCAATGTGCGATTTATAATACGTTGCCCTTCTGCATTAAGTCCACGTTGTGTAGTGGTTTTGGCATTTTGATAACTGTTAATCGTTTTTACTGCATTTGCATAGGCTTCTGTGTCAGGTTGAAAAAATCTCTTGGCACCAACATCTTCAAACGGTGTTACGCCTCCTGCATCGACATTATTGACTGTGCCAAGTTTAGTCGGACTGGGGGTTTTGTCATAGTGTTGTATAGCAAAACCTAATGGATCACCCTCTGTTACTCTGCCGTTACCAAAATACAATCCTTCATATTCTAAAGTCATTGTGATCTCTTGAGGTTGTCCTGAACCATAATCCACAGTGTCAAACTGCCACGATTTAATGATAGGGTTAACCATGGTATAACTTACATATTGTTGTTTAGCCATTTGATACAACACAATATTTTTAAAAAACGGTTTAGTACTGCCGTTGTCTAGTCCGTATTTGTAGTTATTGGATATGCCATTTTTCATAGCATTTCTTGCATAACTACCGATGGCAAAAGATGTAGACGGTGTTGCATAGTAATAGGAATAATAATTTTGCCACAGTCTATGCATAGTGCCGTAATTGTCATCATGAAATTTCAACGTAACTGGTTGAAACGTTTGTTTTGTCTGTACTTGTTTTATTCTGTTATACTGGTTAACAGTTTCAACATTAATATTAAATCCAGGTAGTGTTGCATTTTTTACTAACAGATTAATTTCGTTAGGATTTTGCAACAACATTGACGGCAGCGCATATGCCAATGGATTTATTTGAAGATTGACATGAAAGAGATGTTTGTGTTTTGGCGCCAGTCGAAAGGTATCGTCAGAAAAAGTTCTTGCTGCATGTTGTGCATCACGAAGATTAGTCGACGTGGTATTGGTGAAAAATCCATTTACTTTATTTGCCATAATATTATTTATGTCGTAAAAAAAGGCCGATAAAATCGGCCTTTTTTGTTACTGGTAATATTACGCAGCAGAGCCACCACCTGTAGCAATAGCACCATTGGTTCTTGCATAAATTCCCTGAACACCAATACCTGAACTGGCTGCGCCCGTTTGTACAGCATTGTCGAATTTCAGTGTCATCTGAATAGTCATTGCTTCGTTAGTACCGTAGTTCATTTCTTGATAATTAACGTTTTCAATGTAGCAACCATACAATTCCCATCTTTCAAGAACAATTGCTTCGTTACCACCGTTACCACCGTCAAGCATTTCAAAACTGGTAGTAAACTTATAATCTACACCAGACGCAGCACTTGACATTTCAAAAAAGTCAAACTGTTTCTGAACTTGACTACCAATCTTTTTACTCACGACACCGGTAGAATCATCTCGCAATGTGCATTGAACAGTTTGCCATGCATGTCGACCTGCAACATAGATTCTTGAGTTATATGTTGGTAGTTCGATTGCTTCAAACTGTATTGTTGGTCGAGCAAAACTGACCACTTGCTTTGTAAGTTCAAAGGCGTCGCCACCTGGACCAGTACCAAAGTTTTCAAAATTCACTCGGAATCTGTATTTTAACTTTGGGTGCAACATAGTTGCATTGGTGTTGGCACCGCCTAATGGTACTGAAAATCTAGAAAGTGTTGATACTGACATTTGTTATCTCCGTCGTATTATTTATCTATTTTATAAACCAGATATTTCACCAGTATTCTTAATACGCAGTGGAATATAGATAAATTCTACTGCTTTGATTGGTTCGATAGCAATGTCTACATACAATTCGTTGCGATCAATTCTTGCTGGAGTATTGTTACTTTCGTCACAAACAACCAAGAAGTCATATAACGCACGTTGTCCTACCAGTTCCAGCATCAAACTTTCACAGGCATTTTTAATTTCTGCTCTAGTGGCTTTGTCATTTGGTTCAAACAAATATGGCTTGGCCAATAGATTCAACTGTCTACGTAGATATACAATCAAACGTGCCACGTTGACTCTGTCTAGTGCGCTGGCATTTCTAGCACGAGTATACTGTCCAAATGCTACTAATCCTGCACCTGACAAGAATGTCAAAGGATTAACTTTGATGCTGGCTAACGTATCACGTTGACCTTCATTCAATGCCACTGTTTCGAATTCGCCTTCACTAGTGATATAACCCACTGATGTTGCATTGGTAATTCCGCCTCGACGTGTACCTGCTGGTGCAAACCAAGGATATGCCACTTGATCGTTCAAACTGATAGTTCTCAACATCATATGGCTCGGTGGTACAACAATGTTATTGCCGAAGTTGTCGCTGCTGAAGCCCCATGGATAGTACATTGCTGCATA